TCATTCATTGATATAATCTCTTTGGATAGTACCGTTCATACGGCCTTTCATGTATTCGATTTGTTCAGGTGTTTTTGGGGTTGCAGGTTTCGGAATATCCATCCCTTTTTCCGCCATTAACTTTTGCAGGTAAAGAGCAGTGGTTTTGATCTCTTCATGAACTGTTCTTTTAATGATTGAATTAATTACCATTTTCTGGTGCTTTTTAGCTATTTCGGATAGTTCTGGTTTTGTCATTTTGTTGTTGGTTTTAGTTTATAAAACCCCGGCACTTTACACCGGGGACTTTTTAAAGAATTAATCTTTGATCTTTTGAATGCAACTGTATACTGAATTGACAATTTTCTGTTTCTTCACTTTTGTCTATAGCTTCGTAAGATTGAATTATGTTTTTTTCGACAGCAGAATCAAGATATTCTATTTTCTCTTTAGTCGAACCTGTAGTGGGGAACTTTTCAGCCCAATCATCAATTCTATTTTCTCTATTCATATCGTTCAGACCGAATTTTTCAATAAGACCATCAGATAAAAATTTATTTAATTCATCTTCATTCATTTCATTCACTTTTTTTTCTTCGCTCATAATTATTTTTTTTTAGTTTTTAATGCTCGCAACGGTTTATGCTTCAATGTCATCTGCCATTATTTGAAGATGGATTGCATATTCCGGGTATTCTTTACTTGATAAGTTTATATAATTAGAAATTTCAGCTAAACATTTAAATTTATGGGCTTCACCCCGAAAGGTTTCTTCTGGTGTACTGCAATAAAGATTATATAAATTATACTCTTCATCATGCTTTAACCATAAAGTAGTTTGCGCCCTATGATGATTTATTACTAAGCCACAATGACAATCGCATTGCCAAACTGCATCTAAAAAATCGAATCCATTTAATAACTCTAACAGGTGGGTTAATTCCATTTCTACTGTTTCATTTACTACTGTTGAATGTTTGCTCATTTTCTTATATATATAAATAGGTTACAAAGTAAAAAGGTATAGTTACCCATACCTTTATTTTTATTTATTGCTTGTAGAATATTTTTATTTTCAACCTCACTTATCTCTCATTTTCTACATTACAAATATTGAGGAAATATATATATTGTCCAAATGTTTTTTCATTTTACTTGCGGTTAAATGCCTGAAAATGAGAAAAGAAAAACTAAATTTATTTTTACTTTTTATTCATAGAGTTGCCTGTATGTAAAAAGAAAAACTAAATTTATTTTTACTCTTTTTTACCTCATTTTTATAGGTAAAAAGTCGAATGCCTTATTGGATATATATAAGATATATATATAAAGTTAGATTGTGTTAATGGGATAGAACCTATCATGTATTTTGTAAGTTTTACGATGTTTTTGACATTGAACTAAGAAGTTTTATCCTTTGAAATTAATTAATACGATAAAATTGAGGTTGCTTTTTGACCCCGTCAGAAGGCTGAAAGCCTCAGATTCTGCGTAAAAACGTCAGATTTTGTTCCGGGCTTAAAGTTTAGGTCATGCTTTAGCCTCCCGGCCTTCAATTTTTTACCACTTTTTAGCCCGCCGGGATTTACCAGATCAATCATAAAATTTCGATGTATCGAAAATCTCCAAAATATAGTTGAGGAAACCACTTGACAGGGGGAAAAACTGAACTATGTTTGTTATATATAAAGACTGATAGTATACTTTAAAATATATTTTTCAATTATTTGAAAATTTTTCAAAATGAAAGTATTTATAAAATATATGCACAGGGGGGATGTCACTTGCTAAAATAGTTTTTGATCATTGTTAGATTTTAGCTTGCCCCCCTTTTCCTAAATGACATTAGGAATTAAACAATGATTAAAAGGATAAGTGCAAGTGAAAATGATTAACCAATTTAACACGTATAATAATATACGTTCCCCAAAAGTTAAAGAATTTACAACCATTGATGAATGGTTCTCCCTAATTAAAGAATCTGAACATTCGGATAAAATTTTAAAAGCAAGACCTTTCGGTAAAAAGCATGAAGACTATGAAGAACCAAAGTCTAAGCTGCCAACTATTACATATAATTTCTTATTTCACACAAATAAAGAAGATAAAAATATTTTGTGGGCTACTGGTTTGCTGTATATTGATATTGATGAATTAGATTTTGATATAAACACTTTAGATAAATCTAAAGTATTTGCTTACTATAAATCATTTGGCGGTAATGGGTACTCTGTACTGGTACAGGTAAAAGATTTAACATTGAATAATTATAGTGAAACCTATATTTCTATTTGCAATGACTTAGGTATTACTTCAATATATGATAAGAATGCAGCTAAAGCTACTCAGTTTAATGTTTTAAGTTATGACCCTGATATATTTATTAACTATAATTCATTTGTATTTGATTCTGTATTACAAAATGTATCCCCGGTGTTTGTAATAGAAGAAGAGAAGAGAGCATATACAAACACCGGGGATACATTTTCAAATAATCAGCCGATCAGGTTTTCTAATCTATATGAGAATTTAGTTTTCAATAATGGAGATGAATATATTGAAGACTGGAACGGAATCGAATATGTATGTTGTTTCATTCCAATGAAAAAGATTAAAAGTAACAGAAATAAGAGTTTATTGAATTATACTAATAACCTTGTTTGGCTTAACCCACAATTAACAGAAGCAGGGGCTGAAACTATCTTAATGAAGGTAAATCCTAAAATGTGTGAAGTACCTGTTGATAATGCGCAGATTAAACGCATAGTGAAAAGTGTATTTAAATACAAGCATGACGGTACACTTAAACCAACCTATTTTAAAAAGAAAAGGAAAATAGTTTTCGCTTTACATAGCGAGTTGACACGTAACCAGAAATTGAAAGTTTGCCGAGAACTTTTAGCTGTGAAATATAAATCAGATAGTACCAACAAATTATATCAGATAATCGAAAATTGGGATTTTGAAAATTGGGGAAAGGTTACAACCAGAGCTATTATTAAATATGGTAAAATGAGTAACAAAACAATTGTAAAGTATTGGCCTGAATTTAAAGAGTACGTTAAAGAACTAAATGAGGCGTTTAAAGCGGGTTGTAACATGAACGATACCAATGTTGCCCCGGTGGTAAATAACGTGACAGAGACTGTCAAAAACACCAGTGAGCCTAATAATTCAGATATACGGATTGAAGATTTCGGGGGATTAATAGTTCAAATAGATGGCTACCAAAGTTACCAAAAAGCTATCTCTGCTTTCTCTGATTTGGAATACTTAGATGTTCAAATTGAAATTTTAAAATTATTGGCAGCAGAGAAAATAGGGAATTATGATATTGAAGTTGCTGGGATGATATTTACATTCTTTGTGAACTACACAATTAATTTCGTTTGCTTTCAGGGCTGTTCCTCAATGAAAAACTTAAATGGTTCAACTTGCAGTATTTCAGCTATAGCATAGATCGTTGAAACGGTCGTGTTAATTTTGCCTGTTTCAATCCGGGTGATTTGTGAAAGGTCTGTACCGAGGCGAACCGCTAACTCCGTTTGGGTGATTTTCAACAATTTCCGGTACTTGCGGATGTTACCACCCACTATTGAAATACCGTTTGTTTCCCGCCGAATTGCCATTAAACAAAAATTAGTATTCTAAGCCTTGTTTTTTTAGGCATAAATGCCTAATTTTGTTTTAATTATTAGGCATTTATGCCTGATTTGTAATAATTGATCCGATGCCTAAACACTTGTGGTTTAATAACATCAGGGACAGCGTAATATTTATAGTTGTGATTGGGGTATTGGGGGGCGTATTGTATTACTGCTATCTCATTGATAAACAGAAACTAAACAAAAGAAAAAATGAAAAAGTTTAAAAAATTAACATTGTTGGGAGTAATAGTATGTTCAGCACTTTTAACCGCTTGCTCAAAAGATGCACAGGTACAACCAACCCCGGCCAAAAAGCCGTTGCCCCCGGTGAGCAGCTTATCAAAGCCTGATACCTCTTACACCCAATACTTCGGCGGTAAATAATCCCCTAACTATATATTTAACTAAAGTGACCTGTACCATTAAGTTGGTACGGGATTTTTTATGTAAAAAGCTTTTTGCCCCGGTTTAAAGATCAAGGTTTAAACATGATAACCGCTATTTACCCGGTGTAAAGTTTCCGGGGGATTGAAAAATATATTTTCAAATAAATGGACACTTTCTAAAATCTGAAAGTATTTATAATAAAAGGAGAATATGAAAGAGCAAGATGTTAAGGTAATATATTTCTATGGTAGCTACTTCATTAGCAACCCCAATAAAGATGAATATCTAATGATTGATATTCCTAACTCTAAAGTTAGATTACTATTTCCTGAATGTTTTGAAATGATAGAAGAAGCACAAAATATAAAAAATGAATTTGAAGAATTAAAAAAATATAAATAATGGCAAACACAGATTTAGTAAACGAAAAAGAGCAAATAGGTAGAGATATAATAGTTAACACTTTTGGTGCAAATTATCAATTTATAGAATCTCAAAATAGGTTTGATAGTTGGGATATATCAGGACAAACCCATAACATAGACCGGGGAGATAAAAACTATTTTATTGAAATAAAAACAAGAGATTTCAAATCAACAAAAGAAGAAACAGCTTTTTTAGAATATAAGAAATTCTTTAATCTGAAATTTATAGCTGATGCCCACGATGAAGCAGATATGTTATACATAAACACCTTCACTGATGGGTTACTCTATGTCTGGAATCTCCGGGAAATAAAATTAAATGACGTATATCTAACCATCAAAAAAGCACCTAAAGAAACCTGTACAGATGTTATAGAATGGGAAGATAAATTGTTCATCGAATTGCCGATGACTAAAGGAAAAAAGTACAAAATTAAAAGTTAGTGATTGAACTAAATATTATAACAGCATTGTTTGTTAACTGGCTGCTCATGCTCCCTGCTTATCAGAATCTGGTGCATCTGCTTAAACTCCCGGCTAAACCTTTCTTGTGTGAATACTGCCTAAATTTTTGGTTAAACCTGATTTTGGCAGTAGCGTTACAAAACGCCTCATATCTGATAATAGCGGTTACTGCCCCTGTGGTAACAGTAATTATTAAGCGCATTATTGATGCGCTCCCTGTATCCCTATAATATATTGCTAACCATTTATTCAGGCTATACCGCCGAACAAATTAAATCGGAGGTCTTAACCTCTCTTTACCTCACAGGCAGGTATAACAAAATGTATTTCGGTATTAAGGCCAAAACTAAAGTAAATCCGCTTAAAGCTTATATCAATAGGTTTTTAGCAATAAACGGCGTGTTGGATATTGATAATGATTTTTGCGAAGAATGCTACCAACACGTCTTTACCCATTTGTGGAATAAGCCCGCCGAAAAGATTGTATCTATACTTGAGGAATCGCCTAATGGCTCTAAACTGATAGCAACAGCTTGTTTTATTATATCCCGGCAATGCTTTTCGAGAAAACAGAACCCTAAACAATCCGGGTTGATATTTAACATGATGAACGGCTCAACCTACGGCGGGGTTAATATATCAACATCTGAAAGCTATAATGATTCTGATTCTGAGATAATCATATACGATGATGATTTTGAAGAAGAATCTTTTGTAAAAAAGTATGATTTCAGTGTTGAAGAATTAGTATCCCGCTTATCCCCGGAAGATCAACAAAGCTTTTACGATCTGATAGACAAAAAGCAAAAGAGGGGCAAACCTACCAAAGAAGTTCAAGCCAAAAAGCAAGAACTCTATGAAAAGCTTAGAACGATAAAAGAGGAATTAAAAGATGACCAATAACAACATTAAAGATGCTTTAAAGCCACTTGAATATAAAATGAAGCAGTACATCAAAACTAATACTGTAATGCTTACAAGTGCAGAAATAACATTAATGAAAGAGGTTTATCCTCATTATAACAAATTAGCCGGGGGACAATTACCAACGGTATTTAACACTGGTTGCAGTAGCTGTGTAAAACAGGTATTTAGCTACTACATCAGTTTTTATTTTAGGAAATAACAAAATGAATAAACAAAAAATTAAAAACGGAATCGAAGCTTTTTATAATAATGAGAATTTACAATTTCTCTATCGAATATTATATTTAATTACTTCTATAATGTCGTTTGCAGCAATATTTACATCAAACCTTTTATTATGTATGTCTTTCGTATTACTTATACTATTCAAGCATATTTTAATGGAATTTAAGGCCATAACATTTAAGTTTCTATCCTGAACATGACAAACGCTAAATCCAAATTGATTTTTAGGATTATAAATCAGGAAACAGGGATGTTAATAACTAAATACCCGGATGATGAAAATATAATCAATAATCTATATCAATCGCTTATAGATGATGAAGGGGATGAAGCTTTAGCCTATAAACGATATATCAACCTTTTGATAAAATATTGTGAACAAAAGGAGTTTTATGAAAAATGTATACTGCTCCTGAAATTGAAGAATAAATTAAATGGATAAATCAGAGATAGATAAAATTAAAAAGAAAATAGGAAAGAATCTATTTCAGGCCAAATCTATAGTAAAATTAGTTAGGCAGAACAGCGGTACTACAGCTACAGTTAAAATTGGAATTGAACTACTTTATAATTCATCAGGCTACTTTGAAAATTTAACTGATGAAGAAATATTAAAAGTAGTAAATGAGCATGTAGGGGGCTATTTTAAATATATTGAGATTAAGCCACCATCATTTTAAACCCTCCGGGGATATAAAAATAAATTTTCAAACAGATGGTCACTTGAAATTTTAGCAGACTATTTACAATAAAGAAATAAGAGGTATGAATATAGAAATAGATAAAGTTATAAATTCAGTCAGTAGATTAGAAATAATTCTTAGTAAATATAATTTCACATTAAATGATTCCTGCAAAATAATGGACATCATGAAAGAAATATTAACAGAGAACAAACGCTATCAATCAGAAATAGATGAATTAAAGAGATTTTCAAAAGCTTATGTTGTTTTAAAAGATTTACAACATTCTCAGGCCAAAATAATTTAAATGAAGCTGTTCCCGGTCAGAAGTAGAACCGGGTGTGTTTTATTTTTTAAAAAGGTTAACCATTTTACTGGTTAACCTTTTTTTGTTTAAATAATAGTAAGAATGTAAAGAAGTATTATCGCTAAAATAATTAGAAGTACCCCGTTATTGGCGGTTGTTAGTTTAATTGAGCCTGTTAGGAGTTTAACATCTAAAGTAGTAATAGATTTTGGTTGATTGATTACAAGATTAATTCCTTGTATCATCATAATCAAAATCAATAACATCACCATTGACCGAAATTCAGTTGTCATCTGTTTGCATATAAAAATATAAGTAATGGGCGTATTTCCTACAAGTCAAGGAGATACATTAGAAATAACCAGTATTATAACTGGCATTAGCTTAGTAAGATAACCAGTAAGATAACTGGCATTAGTTTAGTAAGAAAACCAGAATGATTACTGGCAAAGATTAGTATGAAAACGGTACAGCCTACTGGCTTCGCTTAACAAATATATTTTTCTATGAAGTTAAAAACAAATTATTTTTACAATTCAAGCCATTTCTTTTTTAATAGAGGCAATTAAGTATGCCCCGGCAAATATGCAAATACCTGCATAGAGGGGAGTATAGGAGGCATTTGATTCACCTGTCATAATAATTCCATTCCCATTTCTTGTATTAAGATTCAATATCTTATAACCAAAAATCAATCCTACTATAATAAGGATTATGCCAATAGTTAGTTTGGTAATGTTTAGGTATTTCATCTTATTAATGTTGAAACCAATGGGCTACCGCCCCCGAACCTCCAATGAAGTAAGCCACTAATGCCAAAACTCCAATGAATATAACGATGAAAAAGAACTCATTGGTGTTCTGTTTAGCCCTATCCTCTGGACTTAAGGCAGCTTTAGTCCGATAGTATTCTTCTCTTTGCCGTTTACGACCGTATGCGGTATTAGGATTTGGCGGTTTTTGGTTAGCCATATTGCTATATTTTTACTATGAAAGTTGAGAAATTAATATGGGAGGATTGGATATGAAACGACTATTTTTATTTACTTCTAAAATTTGCCGGAAATATTCACCATCCAGAGATTTGAATTGCACCACAATTATAATAGGAAGCTTGTCTTCAACTTCATGATTAGGTAATCCGTTCAAACTAAATTGGATTTTGATGTGGGTGTTTTTACTAAAGGTTGTTTCTGGTTGAGTTATAGGAATTTTAAAGAAATCAATGAAATCGGCGCTCAATATTTTAAAGTTTTGTGCCATTTCACCATCATTTCTCAATAATATCTCACTGGTGTGATAATGGCCTTGGTTATAACCTACACTTTCAATAATTATTCTGGGCAAAACATCATCCCTTCTAATTTTTTCGTTTATATCTGCAAGTTTTCTTAATGAATCAATTTGCTCCTGAACCTTTAACCCGTCCTTTCGGGTGCTATATAGAGCATAAATTGTTAAAAAAATTGCTAAGGTTGATGTGACAGCAGATATCCAATCAGTGGTTGCAGTTAGTAAAACCATAACGATAAAGTTTAAGTAGTAAGGATAGCAAAGTAAAGCGGTAAAACAATTGTTTTACGCCCCCTAACCCGTAGTTAGGTGGGTGTAGCTCCCCAATCAATTTGACTCAAATCAGGTGGCAAATCTTCAGGGCTATTTCGTATAGGCTGAGAACTGCCGTTACAACATCAAAATAGAACTTAATCTTTTTCATTTGTAAGGATTAAAAGTATACTCCTTTAACCTTACTATCCTTATCACCAAAGATAATTTATTTTTTAAATTCAAAAGTCACTATTTCACAGATAGGACTAACCCCTTTCCAATCATCTTTGTAAATACTGGTATCCACCCCGATATTGAAATCATAGTGTAAACCAGTTTCCTTCATGAACTTCTGAACTTTGGCAGGTACTGATAAACCGTAAGGGTTATATCCTTTATTCTGCTCACGAAGATCCATAAAAAACTCAGCCCCGGAGTATTGGAAAGGTGTGGATTGTTGCGGGAGTATAAAACAGCCGTAATCAGATATTTTAGAAGCAATTTCAACAGTAATCAGATCAAATTCAGCACCCTTATATTGGAGCTCGTTTTGGACGTTTTTATCAAGGCCGGTTTTGATTTTACCGAACGGGGGGTTGCTAATACACTGCTTAAAATGCCCAAACTCATTATAGTTGAAAATAGAAGTGTTAATCCAATTAGCTTCTGGCAAAAGCTTTTTACCAACCTCATAATAAGTGGGGTTTAATTCTATACAAGTAATATCGGTGCAGTCCCGATAATGATACGCTAAGAAGCTAAGCATAAATCAATAGTTGAGGCACTTGAATAGATATTAAGTGAAAAGTCATTAGCTAATTCATACGGAGTAAAGAAAGCCCCGGCCTCACTATTTACGGAGGTTGCCCCCTCATTCCATTTTTCAAATACTGTTAATTTCTCTTCAAAATTTAGATTCTCTTTTTGTAAAAGTTCTACTGCAATATTGTGTTCTTTTATTTGTTGTTTACTAAGTTTAGACATTTATCGTTTATAGATAAATAGTCTAAACTTTTATAAAAGACCTTGATTGCTACTATTTTTTTTTAATTTCAAGAATTAAAGCTATAATCGAAGCTATGGCAGCAAGTATAGAAAATGTAAGATTGACATTGTTCTTTATTTTTTCGTTCCTGATAGAATCTTTTTCTTTTTTTAAAATTTTGAGGTATATTGAATAATTGCCACTTTCCTTTAATTTTATTCCTTCATTAGTTAGACGTACTGCAAATTCATTTGATTCTTGCCCTTCAACATATTGGTAAGTAAACGGGTTTGACCTGTCATCTGCAAAAGCTTTATCTAAGAGAAACTCCCTCAGCTTTAGTTGTAGTTCTGATAGATTTAATTCGTTTTCTTTAATGTATTCGCCATTGTTATATGGCGATGTTGTTCTTAGTAAATCTTCTATAACAAAATCTTTTTTTGTAGGAAAGGATTTTATAAGTTTATTTAATGCTTCTAATTCAAAGCTGGTTAATTCCATATTCTTATTTAGTGATAATGTAATTGGCTATGTAAGCTAAACAAATAACGCCGATGGTATACTCGAACACTATAAGTATCAAGGCCCACCAATTCTTTATTTTAAGCTCTTTTAAATCTAATTTAAGTCCCCAAAATATAAAAGCAGTATAAAGTAGTACGCTCGGAGATTTTGTAATTAGTTGGGTTAATTTATTTTTATGAAACACTTTGTCGTGTATCGCTTTATTATGAATATAGGATTCTATATTCGATGGGTAATAGACTTTGGTTATCGTATCAAATAGCAAAAGATTTATTAAGAAGAATATAAGGTATAAAATAAAAGCATTGATAGTGACCTTAGATTTATTATATCCATAATCCCACCAATTTTTAGATATGAAGTTTATTATATAATGTCCATTATGGACTAATTTAACCTCTTGATAACTTTTGTCCAAAACCTCGAACTTTTCAAATAAACCTTGTTCCCTTAACTTATTTAAGACTTTTTGGTATATCATTAATCGCTGTTCATATTTAGTGGTTTCATCTATAATTATTTTATACTTATCGTATGGTATTTTAAATCTTTCTAAATCTATGTTTCCAATCTTCAATACCCTGCTATAATTATTTGCAAAGTCTATATCATCGAAATTAACGTCTCGTGATTCTTTCTCGAAATCGATATTGCTTATGATTACCGTATCTGGTAATATTGTATTTGTAAACGACAATGTGTTTATAGATATATTTTTAATTACCAGTGTTTTAGATATTGTACTACCTCGTATAAATAGTTTTCCAAATATCGAATTTTTAATTTCGATATTATTTGCGTGGTAGCCGAAGCTAAGGTCATCTATACTACTATTTTCTATTTTAATATCAAGTTTGTTGTTTTCTTGATTATTAATTTTCACTTCGGAACTTATTAATTTCTTTATTGAAATATTGTGAGAATTTTCAATTGTAAGATCGATTGGTGGGGCTATCGCACCTGTGAGAATAATGCTTTTGCTATTTATGATGGCTAATTCAATACTATTTGCGACAATTGCGGTACTATCTATTTTTATAAGTTTCCTCATATTAGGTAGAAAACCTTTTGAATACATAGTAATAGTTTTAACAGAATCAGTGTTTTTCACTATAACTTTTAATGCTTTTTTAAAACGTTCATTAGTTACGGTTTCTTCTATGGTTGTTTCTTGGCTATATGCATTTAAAATTGATGAAGTGAAAATTATTAGTACAGTGAGAAATAGTTTCATTTTGTGAATGTCAGGCTCGACTAATTTACATTTTTTTATTTATTCTCTATCTCCACCCTCGCATACGGTAATATCTACTACAACCTAATATTTATTGTTAAATCAGTAAGATTTCAATAATTGCGCCCCGGTAAAAACGGTGCATGATTGGCGATAAAACAACCTGCTTTATAGTGTAGGTTACTGTTTCACTAACCTAAAAACTGCCTTGAAATGTGTTTAAAGGGCGATTTAAGAGATTTGGGGACGAAAAAAGGAATTAATTAAGGAAAAATATGCCATTTAAACCGGGTGTAAGCGGTAATCCTAACGGAAAACCAAAGGGTATAAAACATAATACAAGCGATGAGTTTATCAGGGATTTTTTAAGAGGTAAAGCAACTGAGTACTTTACTGGTACTGGTGAAAACAGCTTCATGAATGATTTTAAAGATTTAAAACCGTCAATGAGGGTTCAGGTAATGGAGAAGTATTTGAAGTACTTCTTAGCGCCTATGGCTCACCTACAAATCGATAGTGATATTAATGTTAACCAGAACGGTGTAATCAAAATTGATTTCGGTTTTGGGAATAAGCAGATTGATAATGATATGCAAGATATCATTGATTTAATCTAAGAGTGGTAAGTGCAGATGATTAGTGAGTTCAGTTAAATTTAAGTTTAAACAGCCCCACGAAAACCAGTTAAAGATTTTTAAGAGTTCGGGCCGAACAGTAATTTGTATGGCAGGTCGGCGCTTTGGTAAAACCGATTGCATGATGACATTAGCATGTCTAACCGCTGCTAAGGGAAAACGGGTATTCTTTATTTGTCCTACATATAAACAATGCCGGGACTGGTTTAAGAATATCTTACAATTAATACCGGGGGAGATTGTAACCAACACCAATAAATCAGACTTAACTATTGAGTTTGCAGCAGGTGAAAAAGGTACAGGAATTATTAAATTTTTCAGTGGTGAACCTGATGCGATTGAGAGGTGCAGGGGGTATGAATGTGACCTTTGTATAATTGATGAGTTTTGCAACATAGCCAACCAGAACTATGTTTATTATGACATAGTTAGACCTTTAGTAGCCATTACAAAAGGCAGGGTATTTATAATATCAACTCCGAAATCTACAGCCAATTTTTTTTATCAGGCATACCTAAAAGGTAAGCAGGGGATTGATGGGTTTGAAAGTTTTAAGTTTAGCAGTTTAGACAATCCCTTCTTTCCTAAAGAAGAATATGAGCAAATAAGGGCTACTACACCGTCTATTTCTTTCCAACAGGAATATGAGTGCAACCCGCAAGCAAATGCTTCTAATCCATTTAAAGAGGTTGATATAAATAACTGTACTATGCCTCGGTTATCTGATGAACCCACCGTTTGTTATGGGATAGATATAGCTAAGGGTAATTCAGAAGATTCAGACCAGACTTGTATCGTTGGATTATCAGCTACAGGTAAGCAAACATATTTTTCACGGTTTAGGCTGAATGAATATGAAGCACAATATCAGAAGATTTTAACCCTGCCATATCCTAAAGCTTTAAAGGTTATAGATAGTTCATCATTTTCGGCGGGTTCAGTGATCTACCAGAGGATTAGAAATGAAGGTCATAATGTTATCGGGTTTGAGTTTACCAGTAAATCTAAAGCACCTTTATATTATAAACTTATTAATGCCATTGAAAAGCATGAAATTGGCTTTATAGAACCTGTAGCAGACGAATTAAAGATAATGGAGTTGACATATTCAGACAAATCTAACGTGGTTAAAATCGCTGCACAATCAGGTACAGGAATGCACGATGATGCTGTAGCAGCTATAGCTATGGCTTGGGGGTATCTTCAACGATCTGCACCCAATACCAACTTTATGAATACGTTCGGATTTGCCTAAAAAGGCAATGATTTGTTTGGCCTAAAAAGCTTTAAATCTCCGGGAGGTTAATATTTATCCTAAAGATTTTTATGAGCCAATCAGAACAACTATTAAAGCGTATACCCAAAAACTATAAAGAAGTAAACTATCTGAAATATATTCAGATAATGCAAATACCTATAGCCCCTGATGAAGAAGATTATGATGTTGAAGAATATAACGCTTACGTACAGTACGCTATCTTATCTATACTTTTAAATTTATCAATTACCGAATTAACACAACTACCTGCTACTACTATCATATCCCTGTTAACGGCTTTGAATTTTATGAATACTCCTATACAAAAAGTTAAGTGTAATCTGGATATAAAAAGTATAGAAGAAATAACCTATGATGAATGGGTAACATTCAACAAACTAAATGCTGATGGTCAACAGTGGGAGAATATGACCCAAATTCTACAGTTACTGATAAAGAACAAAACAGAAAAAGAAATAGCTGAATTATCGATTTACGATGTGATGCAGTTTTTTTTTGCGCTATCGAAATCAACATTGAAATCTTTGAATCGTTTCCAAATCTCTTTGGCTTGGAAGATTCTGAAACAGATAGTGAAGGAGAAGATCCAAAAGCTGATTCAGATATTTTATCACAACTAAATCGGGATAGCAAAAAAGAGTTTACACGGGTTTGGGGGTGGGTTGACCTTGCATTAAATGTTTCAAAAGAGATTCAAACGCCGTATCTACAATGTATCGAATTACCCTGCCTTCATGTCTTAACTCTTGCTTCATACCTGATAGCAAAAGTGAAACAATTAGAATCGAAATACAAAACTAATCAGTAAAAACCGTTATGCCACAATCAAGAGCAGCAGCAAGCAGAGCAGCCAGAGCCTCCGCATTAAGTCAAATATCACAATTGGGTACAGCCCGGAGTGAATTTACTACTGCTGATATGTTTTCGGCTGCTGAAAATGATGTATCTAACTTTATTATAAGGGTTAAAGAAAGGATTCAATCGGCTGATATGATCGTAACAGGGGCTATAGAGGATATAAAAATGCAAACATCTGATACTGGTATAAAAGTATTAGCCCCTGCACATTTGATATTTCAAGATAAGGGTGTTCGAGGTGCTGAAAGTTCAGCCCTTGCCCCGGATTCACCGTTTGCCTATTCAAGCAAAATGCCTCCCTATAACGTTTTCATCAATTGGATTAACACTAAGAATATCCAACTCCGCAATGAAGAATTTTACGATCACAAAAAGGGTAGCCCTCATTCAGATATTGAAGGTGATGAAAAGGCAATAAAGCAAGCTGCTTACCTTATGGCTCGAAAGGTTTACAAAAAAGGTTTTAAGCCCCGTAATATCTTTAGTCCTGAAATTCCACAATTGGTTGAAGACCTCAAAAAGAGCATAACAGGATTTGCAGCCAGTATGATTACATCAGGTATTAAAGGCGGTAACTCCGGGGATGTTTTTAAACGTTCTCAGTCGGAATAATTTGAATATATGATACTGCTATGTGGTTCTTCCCTGTCATTAAGCCGATGCCTTCAAAAACCGCACTTTTTGAACTCCATTCAAATTTATAAGCAGAACCTTTTTTAGTGATTGTTAAACTACAAAACTCCAATTCAGGGTTTGCCCATTCTATGAACCTACAATTATATTGGCCTTCAATACCTTTGCCATCAGGTACAACCTTAGTTGCAATTTCAGTATCAATAGCATATTTGTCCATATATAATTGTCGTGAATTTGTATAAATAGCATTGAGTAAATCGCCATTGTCCAAAATCTCATAAACCTGTATACCGTACATAGTTGCCATATCAATTTTTAAAGTCCCGAAGGTATAATATTTATGGTAAAAGATGATTACAATAACATCTCAACCTCAAAAATTTAGTCCTGTTAAAAATAACCCTGTCATGTTCCAATTAACAAGTGACAGGAGTTCAATTACATACTTCATAGTTAAAGTTTTAGCTGCTGATGACGGCGTTATAGCCAGTCAAAAGTATTATACTGTACCTCCAATACCTTTAGGTACTTATTTTGATTTGTCTTCAATCCTGTCAAATTATGTCGATTACCAGTTAGTCAATTCAGAAAATATAATTGAGAGTACCCCGAACGTGTCTTTGGCCTACAAACTGCAAATAACAGAGTATTATTTAAGCATAGGAGTATTAACACAGGGTGATACTTTAACAACTGGTTTATTTAATATATGGAACGGAGAGTTAAGAAGAATTGATTTTACCGATTTCGATTATCACCAATATGCGTTATCATCAGGATACACCGGGGCTACCCAATTCTTAACCAATAAACCCTTAACTACTGCCATTTATAGAAACTCAACCGAATACTTATACTATTTGAACGATGGTCAAAATGCGCAGGTTAAAGTTCAATACTATAATAAGAATAACGGTTTGTTAGATACTGAATATGTTACAGGTATCACCAGTACGCAAATGGCCGGGAGATTAAACGTTAGTCCTGAAACCTTTGAAAACCTATTTGATTATTCGGAGTTTTCATTTGAGTTTACACCTACTTTCGGTACACCTGCATTTTACTACACAGTTCAAATAGTAGATTTATCTGGTAATCCTTTATCCGAAAAAAGAATTTATATTTTGAGAGATGTTTTAAATTGTACAAACTCTTTTTCACTGATATTTTCTAATGAAAAAGGTGGTTACGATTCTTTAACGTTATTCAATCCAAAAGAGCAAATAAGTACTGAGAAAAGCACTATTGGTAAATATCCTTTTGCTCTCAATTCATCCGGCGTTTATTCAGATATAAATAACGGAATATATAATGAAACTTCTACTGTTATCAACTCCATAACTACAAGTCAATATACAGCAATTACAGATGTTTTAAGCGATGATTCCGCTAAATGGCTACGTAGTATCATTACTTCTGGAAAGGTTTTTATAAGGCTTGAAAACGGTAAGTATTACCCTGTTAATCTATCCAATACATCTTATTCTATTAAGCAAAAAAGATTATCTACTGATAACAACCGATTGGAAATAACTTTCAGTTGTGATACCCCCGGATTGTTCGATTAATAAAAAATCTACTATCTAATATTTATCCAAAAGCGGATAAATGAATATCGACAATTATGTGAGCGGTGTAACCGCTTCGATAACAAATCAAACATTAAAGCATTCAATAACACCTTCAATTGTGGGTGGTGCTTTTACTGATTTGGTAGCCTTAACCCCCAATATTCAGACGGTGAATACCTATGCAAATATGCTAACAGGTGGTACACCAACAATATCAACAGCGATATACAGGGTTAAGAGCGATGAAAATAAGGGTTACAGCAACACGCTGTACTTATGGTATCCAGACGATAAAAGAATCTGGATAGCAGCAACGGAAGATAATTAAGGATTAAGTGAGTACAGGATTTCCAATTTTAAACACAACACCTAACAAATCTTATTTATATGAAATTTATGGTGACTGGTGGACAGGTTCTGTTACCAGAACAGTAGGTACTACCGCAATAGGATCAACCTATAACGTAGGTAGTTTAACAGTGCCTTTTGGTTTTAGAGCAAAAGTAACTGCTTTTATAGTCAAAAGTTCATTTGGTGGCAAATGCCTCGGCTATGTAGCCAGAGGTGCAGTAAGTTGGGCTGAACCTCAGCCCAAAGTAACTAATACAATTGAATTTTCATTCCCCGCCGGGGGAGGTTCAATTATTATTCCTTGGGTGCCTGACGTGGATTTTTTAGAGGGCGGTATTCTCGACCTTAAAATAACTGCTAATGAGGCTACCTCTGGTAATACGGTTAACGTAATGCCTATTGGTCAGCTAATATCAAATGATACGCATACTGATGCTGATTACGTAGTTGATGTTTGGGGTGATAGTATCACGTGGCAAATTGGGGGTAACGCCGGAGGCGGTTCATTACCGAATTTAGGTTATACTCACTATGCAGCACGTATATGTTCTCAACTTAGAACACAAGGTATTGATGTATGGAGAAACAATAAAGGTTTCGGCGGTGCAAATACACAGAATTTAGTTGATGCTATGTATGGCGGTCTATTTGGAAGACCAAAATCAGAGTGGAAACGTCTTAAATTGGTAATCCTTGGTATCGGTATAAACGATGCTGCAAGTGGTTCGGCAAGTTCAACTGGCTATGTAGCCAAAATGAAATTGTTGTTGAATTATATATTTAAGAATGCTCCCGAATGTGCGGTATTATTAGCAGGTCAAACGCCTGTAGACCCAACGGATACCAACCGTACATTATACGTCCAATCTTATAGGGATGCGATGTTAGCTTTAACAACTGATAGCGATTTTACCGGAAAAGAAATTAAATACGTAGATATGACTACAAACTTTACCGTAACCGCAGCTAACTATACAGATACAAATCCAATGTTGCACCCTCGTTGGGATACCGGAGGCTTGATAATGTATAATAATGCGATGCCTGTAGTTAATACATTTAGTTTCGTAGCGAACGCTGCCTAAAAATGGAATAAGGAATTAGAAATTAAGAGCCACTATTGTAAGTGGCTTTTTTTATTTATATTAGATTGAAAATCAAAACCTTAGTGCTATGTTCAATCTCCCTTTTCCAACCGATAGCTTGTATAAGTTCGCTTTCATGTTCGGACTTGTCTTAATCGTATTCTCTTTTTACTTTAGAGATACACAACTCAATGAATTTGATAAAAATCAAATAAAGTATAGAATTCGAATTACTGATAGTTTGAGGAGCAACTTGATTGTTTCAAGGAATAATGATAGTGTGGTAATGGCTCAAATTAATAAAGAGCTTTCATTTAAAGATTCCGTAAAACAACATAATATCGTATTCATTAAACAATCTCTGTCAAAATTGCCTCCACATAATTTCGGAGATAGAGATACAGTTGCACAAAATATCTATAAAAAATTATTAAGTGAATCCGATTTAAATATAGATGACAACAATAATTATATTTTAACACTGCAATATTTTAGGACTCAATTTTTCGCATTTAAATCCTATAAAAGGAGACTTGAAGATGATTTGAATTTTTACAAAAGACAGGAGGCGAGAAATGAAAACTATTTTTCTTCGTTAATGTGGGTTGGTATTATCCTATTTTTAACCGGAGCAACTTTATGGTATTTTATGATACAAAAACCACAGGACGAGCTTCTTAAAATGCAAATTAGTGAAGCAAAAAGAAAAATAAAGGCGTAGGAACAAAACGGGCTATCATTTGGATAGCCCTGATAAGTATTAAAGTGAGTAGATATTCTTTTTGCCCTCTTTACCAATAACTTTGATAACGCCCGCTTTATATAATTGCGATAATTCTAAGTTTACCGTTTTACCTTTAGTTTCAGAATCGTAGGTGAAAAGTTTATTAATGATTGCATCATTAATACCTGATTTTATTTCATTTAATACAAATATGATTTTCTCTTTGTTGCCTTTGGCTTCTTCAAATTTTGTTGCCAATTTAACTTGTTTGGATGGTTTTTCTGTCGCCTCTATGTTAGCTTTATTATCGTTTAATTCAGATTCATCAGCGGTGTAATTTTTTCCTGTTGTATCCTTGTAAAGTTTCTTCAATTGCTTTAACTCAGATTTGCTTTTACTAATCTGTTCTAAATCTTTTTTTCGTTTATCATCAGCAGCCTTGATTGCATCCTTATAGGCTTGCTCAATCTCGCTTTGTTTAGTTTTAGAATTACTTTCCAATGCAGCAATTTCTTTCTTAATAGCTGCTGCAATATTATCAAATGATGCCATAGTTTTAATTGTGTAATTAATATAATCTAACTTTTACAAACATAGATTCTTTTTTGTATAAACTATCTATTTCAGCAAATAATTTTTCTGCTCGAATATTTATCTAAAACGGATGAGTAATCTAAACTTTAAAATATATTTAATTGAAGATGATGGTAGCTATGGTGCATTAGAGTGTGAAGATTTGGGTTCTGAATTTACTACTTCTTTTTCAGCCACAGTATTACAAGATATAAGCCAAAGATTAGACAATTTGTCTAAAAATATAAGCTTAAAAGCTACTCCAAATAACAATAGAGTATTAGGTAATTTATATAATCCTTCAAGATTTGCAGACACATCACTACCTGAAAGATTATATTATAATTTTTCTCCCAATCGGGGTATTAAGTGTCAAATCTTTGAAGATTCAATTTTGATATTCAAAGGTACATTCAAAATTACAGGAATCGATTTGGATACCAACGGTAATTACACCTATTCAGCCGTAGTTACAGGTAGTCTGGTTGATTTCTTCGGTAAAATAGGTGATGATCTGCTAACAGATGTTTTTGTAACAGATTACCAACATCACTACACATTAACCAATATCATCAATAGTTGGAATATGAATTACAATGATGGGTTAATAGAGCCTTATCATGACTTTTTCTATCCGCAAATCGATTACGGCAAGGGTATTGTTCAAAACCCCGCCAAATTTGATTTGCGCAATTTTAGAACCGGGGTTTATTTAAAAGGCTACTTCGATAACATATTTTCAAAATATGGGTATACCTATTCAGGTGACTTTGTAAGTTCAGATATATTCAAAAAAGCGTTTATACCGTATTCAGAACAAGAGTTTGCCAAAACAGTTAAAGATGTGATCTATACAGATTCTGCAACCGGGGCAACAACATATTCAATTACCGATGAATTTCCATCTAACAGTATTAATTTAGGCGCTATTGTTGATTCTGGAATTATTCACAGACAAACCAGAACCTATTCGGGGGTTGATGTACACAGCTATGTTTTAACCCGGAATATAACATCTGAAATAACCCTAAATCTGAATTATTCAGCATCCTTGATTGATGGAAGTGATTCTTATATCAGTGTTGTTTTATTTACAATAGATGCATCCGGGATTCCGATTAATTCAACCAGTAAAATACTTTCATTTGATGCGTCAGGTACTACTACACTAAATTTTGCATTGAAATCATATCAAAAAGGTGAAGGCTTTGGTATTGTGGCTAATGTAATTGGTAATTCAATTCCTTACTCTGCTTCTTTAACAATAAACAGCGGTGAATTTAAAATTGGTAATTTAGGTGTAGCATCCCAGATTGATATTACCTCCGGCGATACAGTTAATTTGAGAGATGTAGTACCCCAAAATGTTAAGGTTAAAGATTTTCTAAAATCACTTCTAAAGTTCTTTAATCTCTATTTAATAGAGAATCCGAATGTGCCCAACGGTTTAATCATTGAACCCTTTGATATATTTTATCAAAAAGCCTTAACCCCGGCTAACTACGCTTATGATTGGACTAAAAAAGTAGATTTAAAATCAGCATCCAAAATAAGTTTTACTACGCAGTTACCATCAGCCTATAATTTCAAGTTTAAAGCTGATAGTAATGATTACTACAATAAATTATATACAACTAAATATGCTGATACCTCTTACGGTGATTTCTCTATTACCAATAGTAAGGGTGTAGCAGATGCTGTAGATGTAGAAGTAGATTTTTCGCCTACTATTATTGTTAAAGAAAATGGAGATGACAAAGTTTTACCTGCCATTTTCAAAGGGGAATTAACAGCTAAGCAATCTTACAAAAGCAACCTTAGAATATTGTTTAATAACGGTTATTCAGTTTGTAGTCCCTATGATGTAGTTTTAACTAATTCAGGTGATACTATTTCTTATACAACTGTTCAATCCGGTCTAACTTTAACCAATAAATCATCCCATATTTTAACTGATTCAGACGGCACAGGGATTTTTAGTTTGCTCTTTGGTGTTCCAAATGAAGTTTATATGCCCGTAACACAGGATATATTTACCCTGCCAAACATCTATACAGATTTTTACCAAAACCAGATTTTAGAATTGAATGATGATAACGTAGCGGTATTTGATTTCAATGTTTATCTAACCCCGGCTGATATTTCAAATTTGGATATGCGCAACCCTGTTTTTATCCAAACTAAAGCCGGGGGCATGTACGCCAAAATCTTAAATATTGATTACTACAATAGCAAAGAAACCTCACAGGTTAAACTTCAAAAGATAGTCCTTTAACATTAAGCGAGCCGAATATTTATCGGAAACGATAAATGGCTACAAATCAAAATAACGCTGCTGAACAGGTAGTGTTAAATATTAATGTTAACGGTACTGAACAAATACAGGAGGCTACAGCCGAAGTAACCAAATTACGTGCTAAAGCAGGTGAAGTTTCCAAACAGCCTGTAGGTAATTTAGATGGTTTCAAAAACTACAAGCAATTAGTTCGGGATGCTATCAGTGAGTTACAAAAGATAGAACAACAGCAGGGTAAAAACTCAGTAGCTTTTTTACAGGGTGCTAAAGATTTAGCTGAATTAAAAAGAAAAGCAGCAGAATTTAAGGATACTATCAACGCCTTTAGCCCCGAAAATAAATTTAAAGCCTTTTCAAAAGTTGCGGGCGGTGCAGCAGGATCATTAGCGGGCTTTTCCGGGGGCTTAGTTGCGTTAGGCTTCAACTCAGAAAAATCTGCTGAAAATTTAGCCCGCTTGCAGGGGTTAATGACGTTCGCAAACGCCCTGAGCAATTTAGATGATGTTAAGCAGGGCTTCAAAGATTTAGGGCGTGTTATAGCTGCTCAGTTTTTACCTATACAAGCTGTTACCGATGAACAAACTACTGCTAACGAAGCATTAATAACATCTAATGAAGCCGTTATTGCTGCAACAGCCGAAAGGGTAGCTGCTGAAACTGCTTTGGCTACTGCTACAGAAGCTGCTAATACCTTAAAGGCAGAATCAGAAGCTGCATTGGCAAAAGTCAGAGCGGCGGGTTTAGACGCAGAAGCGGAATTATCAGGAGCGGAAGAAGCTTACTTAGAACTGGCTGCTTTGGCAGCTACCGCTAAACAGGAACAATTAGTATTACAAGAAGCTTATAATACAGCTTTGGCGCAAGAAGCAGAACTAACCGGGGTTGCTGCAACTGGTCAGGCGGGTTTAGCTGCTGCCACAACAGTACAAACGGTTGCTACCGGGGGCGCTACAGTTGCTACAACGGTTTTCGGTACTGCTTTAAAAGCTGTAGGTATAGGTTTAGTTATCGCTTTAGTAGCTGCTTTGATAACGCAATGGGACAATCTTAAAGCGAGTATCTCCGGTTTATTCCCTACAGTTAAAGCTTCAACCGATACTTTCCATTCTTTTATGGAGGTTGTTAATGGTGTTGGTTTTGCAGTTTTGAAATATCTTAAAGTTCCTATCGATTATGTTATCACTTCCATTAAAGTTTTGATTGACGTAATCAAATTGGATTTCAAGGCAGCAGCTAATGATTTAAAGGATGGTGTAAAAAATGTAGCTGATGATTTAAATGTAGTTGCCAATTATCAAAAAGGTGTAAGAGATAAAGCAGCAGCTTATGCAGAGGAAGCCCGAAAATTAGAGGTTCAGAAAACTATTGAAAATAACGATAGGAAATTAAAGCTATTAAAAGCAGCCGGAAAGGATACCACCGATCTACAGATTCAAAACGAGAAGTTGAAACTATCTATTTTGGATAAATCTGATAAAGATTATCAAAAGAAATATGCCGATGGGCAAAATGAGATAGCAGTAATTCAAGCGGAAGCTGATAAAAAACTACAGGATAAAAAAGATAAAGATGCTAAAGCTGCATCTGATAAAGCTAAAGCTGCTTTGAAATCCGATTTGGATGCTATCAAAAAACAAAATGAAGATGCCCTAAAAGTTATTGCAGAAGGTACGCAGGATGCCAGAGACAAAGAGTTAATAGATATTGATGTTAAATACAAAAAGGAATTTGCTCTACTGGAAAAACGTAAAGCAGATGTTAAAGATTTCAATAAAGAGTTTAGCAATTTAACGGAGGCCAGAAAAAACGAAGAAGCCCGTATCAATAAAAAATATGATGACCAGATAGCCGATTATCTAAAGAGTATAGAAAATGAAAATCTATCAACTTATGATAAAGCCATTCAGGAAATCAATAAGAAAATTGATGAACAATTAAAGAATGCAACCCCGGAGCAAAAAGAGGCTTTGGAAGCTTCACGCAATGACCAAATCAACAATCAAAGATTGCTGAAAATAGGTAACAGTGTTACAACAGAGGCAAACGCCAATGATGTAAAAGTTAACCGGGACAATAAAGCAAAAGATACTGATTCTGCTTCAACCGCTAAAAATAAAATCAACGCCAATCAGAAAGCAGATACTGATAAAGAAAATGCTGAATTTCAAGCTAAACTCTTAGGGTTAAAAGACCAGAATGATGCTATCGAGTTGCTCACGCAACAACATGAAACGGCTTTAACTAACATTGCTGATAATGCAGCCGAAGCCCGTAAAAAGATAGATGAAAATGCTTTTGAGGCCAAAAAAGAGATCCAAAGTGCAGAGGCTGATTTATTGGGTGGTTTTGGTTCGTTATTGGAAGATATAGGTGAAAAAAATAAAGCGATAGCAATCGCCGGGATAGTTGCAGAACAGGCAGCAGGTATCGGGAAAATTGTTATCAATACTCAGGTTGCGAACGCTAAAGCTGTAGCTGCTTCGCCGTTGACTTTCGGTCAGCCTTGGGTAACTATCAACACAATTTCAGGTGTTTTAGCAGGTGCAGCTTCAATAGCAGCGGGAGCAAAAGCTATCAGTCAGTTAAAGAGCGGTACAGCATCATCATCAGCTTACAGTTCATCTTCAACAGCGGGAGGTACTCCATCAGCCCCGGTGATTAATTCTACTGTTCTACAACAAAACGGTTCACAGGATATTGTGAATGCTGTTAAAACTGATAAAGCGCAACCTGTAAAAGCTTATGTGGTTCTGAAAGATTTACAAACCGCTCAATCTAAAGATACTTTGAATAACAATTTATCTTCTTATTAAACAAAAGAGGTGTATCCAAAAGGTACACCTTTTTCAGTAAAATACCTTTCAGCTAATATTTATCTGGAAACAGATAAAATGTTAAAAAAGAATTTGCCCCTTATAGAATTAGTAATAAATCCTGATGAAGATTCATTTGTAGAAGCGGTAGCCCTCGTAGAACATCCTGCCAATGAAATGCAGTGGTTAAGTTTTGCCAAACACGAAGAATTAATGTTTTCAACTGATGATGTAAAAAAAGAATTATTGGGTGTTGCTTTAATTCCTAATCAAGTAATTTATAGGAACTCCCCGGAATTGGGGGAATATGCATGTACGTTCTCAAAAGATACTATCCGGGAAATTTCACAGGTGTTTGCCCGGAAAGGATTCTTCAATAATACCAATTTAGAACACTCATTAATTCCGGCTGATTCCTACATCTTTCAATCTTATATAGTGGATCAGGATAAAGGAATTTTAGCACCTAAAGCCTTGGGTAACGTGCCAACGGGTAGTTGGGTCTTGGGATTGAAAGTGTTATCGGAAAATGTTTGGTCAGATATCCAATCTAAGAAAATAACCGGGTTATCAGTTGAGGGGCTTTTTGGTATGCTCGATACAAAAACTACTGTTACCCTTTCAAAACAAACTTCACTCTCCATTATAGAAAAAGCTTTTCAGGAATTAGCTGAATTAGAGCAGCTAAAACTAAATATCGGCACTACCTAATATTTATTTCTATAAAAAAGAGATGGAGAAAAGCGCAATACAATTAGCAAAGGAAAAGTGCCAAAATCTATTGAAGTTTTTTACTGAAAAGTATGAAGAATCTTTTGAAGCTGTAAAAGTTAAGGATTCAGATACAATGATTGAATATTCAGAATTGAAAGAAGGTGCGGACGTTACACAAAGCACTTCTAACGGTTCTGTACCTGCTGCAAACGGTGATTACCAATTGGTAAACGGTGCGGAGATCACAGTAAAAGACGGCAAAATAGATAAGATCACTAAAGAACCTGATGCTCCGGTAGAAGCTGATAAACCCGCTGAGGAAGATTTAGCTAAAAAAGCTGATGTACCCCAAAAAGATGTACCTGTAGAAGGTTCACCAGAGGAAGAAGCTACCGAAACCCCGGCGGATGAAGCAAAAGAAGATGATGCTACACAAGCATTAACCGAGAGAATTTCAACACTGGAAGATGCAGTTAAAAATATCCTTCAAGTTATCAGCGAAGCACCTACCAAAGAAGACGTTCAAAGTTTCAATTCGATCATTGAAACATTATCAAAAGTACCTACCCAATTATCAGCCGATACGAGGGTAGAGATTAAGGAATCCGAATTAGATATGTACAAACGTATCTCGAATTCTTTCAAAAAGTAATACCCCTAATTAAAAATGGCTTATAATATTTCAGCCCTACCTGTCTATAACGATGAAACTTCACGTGCGTTCATGACAAGAGCGATTTTAGGCGCTCAGACAATTAAAATGTTGTTAGATGCAAACGCATTTGACGGTACTGCTAAAGGTAACAAAGCGGTACAATTAGCAAATACTGATGTTCAAATTCAAGACGGTTCAACTTGTGGCCGTAACGCTTTAGGTGATACTGTTTTGGCAGAAGCTATCCTTTCTATTAAAGATTTGAAGGTTAACCTTAACTATTGCGCCCGTGATTTAGAAAAGACTTACGCTGTTCAGGATATGAAGGCGAAGATGGCAGGTCAGGTTTATGATGATGCCCTTTTCCTTGACTATATCGGTACAGAAGTTTCAGACAAAGTACAGGCAGCTTTAGAGCAAATGATTTGGAAAGGTGATAAAGCATCTGGTGCAACTGCAACCTTAAAACAGATTGACGGTTTTGTGAAACAAATTACTGGTTCAACCTACGTTCATTTATCAGGTGGTACTTCTGGTGATACTATTTCACAACTGCAGGCTTTTGATTTGCAGATGCCAGTTGAAGTAGCTAACAAAGAAGATTACCGAATCTTTATCGGTACTGATACCTATAGAAAATATGTATCTCAAATTGCTGCTAAAAATCTATTCAATCCTAACGATCAATTAACCCTTTGGGGTAGTGTTTCAAAACTTGCTCCGGTTGATGGCTTAAATGGTACTAACGCTGTAGTTGCTACACGTATGTCACAATTACAAGCAGGTGGAGAATTGCAAGACGTAGCATTAACTAACAAGTATTCAATGGAAACTGAACAGGTTTATTTCGATTCACGCTTTTCATTGGGTGTAGTTCCTATCTATACTGATTTAATCGGCTACGGTACGATAAAATAATAATTCTTAAGAGGGGCTAACAATCTGGTTAGCCTCTTTTAAACCTAAATTAAATATTAATAAAAAATGGCTTGTAATTCATTAACCCTTTTGGCTCGTGAGTGCGGAAAGAATACTAAAACGGGGGTACGTGATGATGTATATCTGATTGCGTACAGTGATTTAGCTATCATATCAGGTACTACAGATGTATATTCTGTATCATCTGGTGGTACTATTTCTGCTATCAATTTAGCAGCATCAGCTTCAACTAAATTCGTAAAATACGGTGCAGTAAAAGATCAAAACGCAATCAAGAGTGATTACACTTATAATGACAACGGGAGTTTCGATATCCAAAAACAATTAACTTTCACTTTGGCTAACGTAGGTTCTATAGCAGCAAAAACAGCAGTAGAAAATCTGTTTTCAAACCCTGTCGCTGCTCTTATTCGGTTAAAAAATGGTACTTGGTTAGCAATGGGCTTAAACGGTCAACTGCAATTAAAGACTATAGCAACAGAGGTGTCAACTTCTGCAAATGGTAGAGTATTAACCTTAGCAGGTTCTGATGTTGAAGAAATCGGAATTGTAGACCCCACAATCATCAACTCAATAGTTGCTCTGTAATTCTTCGCTCATAAGAGTTATTCAACCTCTGCCAATTCCGGTGGAGGTTTTTTATTGCCTTAAATATCCGGGAGGCTAATATTTATCAAAAACAAATGTTGGTAATCGATAAATCAAAACCTGTTCAACGAATCATTTTAACCTTAACCGAAACCACCGGAGTAGCCGATACAGCCTATGTAGTTAAGTTAAAAAATGATGCTTCAAGGTTTGAATACAACTTTACACTGCCTGTGAACAATTCACCTGCACCTGAAAGATATGATTTGTATCTGATTGCCACCTCAGTATTTGATGATATGGCCTCCGGCTATTACACCTATTCTATTTTGACCGCCGATAGTGATTTAGCTATTGAATCAGGTAAACTTTTAATCAAAGATTTAGAAGCTACAGAATATGTTACACCGCCAAATACAGATACCAATGAATATATAATTTATTAATGAGTAAAGATTTAGTGCAGGGTGATGAAAATAAATTTAAAGCTGCTGTAATCAATTTTAGTAGAACTGTTACACCACTACCAAAGGAATTAAGGCAGGGTACTACTGATGAAACCTATGTGTGGTATGGTGACAATAACCTATACCCTAATTTTCTTTTGAAACTTTTGGCAGAAGTACCATTGCACCGTTCAATTTCTTTAAGTAAAGCTAATTACATTTTAGGTGATGGTATCGTAATTAAAGAAACTGGTAAACCTGCTGATTTTAATATTAATCTGGTCGATTCTTTTGAGGAAGTAGTTAGAAAATGTGTACAGGATTACATCATCTTCAATACGTTCATTTTAGAAGTTCAATATGATGTATTGAACAATAAGCCTTTATACTTTAATCATATCCCGGCAAATTATATGCGGTGTAACTACGCTAAAACTAAATTTTGGATAAGCCCGGATTGGCAGCAAAAACGTGTCGTTAGGAGTTATGACAGGTGGACTAAAGGCAACAACCCGGATAAGCAAAATAAGATTTTCATGTTTCAGGGGTATGTACCATCAGCTAACAATGTGTATGCAGAAGCATCGTATCAGCCTGCTATAACCAGTATGGTTAGTGAAGTTCTTTTGCAGAATTTTATTAAATCAAATTTAGAAGACGGTTTTAGCCCCTCAGTAATTTTAAGCTTTTTCAAAGGTACTCCAACCGAAGAACAAGCCAGAGAATTTGAAAGAAAACTAACTACTGATTATTCCGGTGCCTCCGGTAAGAAATTCCTTATCAATTATAATGATATGGGTTCTGAAAAAGGGCTACAGGTTGATAGTATATCATCTTCTGATTATACTGACAAGTTGGATTTTGCCCGTAAAGCAAACATTGAACATATCCTAACTGCACATCAGGCAACCAGTAGAATACTTTTTGGCATTGAACAGGAGGGCGGTTTAGGTGGTAACGGTCAGGAAATTGAAAAGGCTTATCAGGTATTTAAAAACGTATTTGTTAAGGATAACAGGAATGTTATTGAAAGTGCCTTTAACAAGCTTTTAGCTGATGCCGGATTACCTGCTATCGAGTTCAAGGATAAATCAAATATCCTTATGGCTGAGTTATCGGATACTACCCGTGAAAAGGTTTTGACTATTGATGAATTACGTTCATTAGATAATAGATCACCGTTACCGGGAGGTGAAGGTCAAAAGCTTTTAACCATTACCAAAGCAGAAACAGCCCCGGCCAACTTTGAAGCCGAAAACGATGATAACCAGTATAAAAATGGTAGGGTTTTAAAAGTGGAAGACTTTGATAAAATCAAGCATTTAGGTAGCCACCGGGAGGGGTATACCCTGTTATCAAAACAGGAATTTGAAGCCCATTCATTTGAGCAATTCAAAAAAATTGATCTGCAATTTGATGATGATAAGGACATTGAAAACTATCTAATCAAAACCCCGATTAACGGTAAAAGCTTATCAGAAATCAAAGCAGGAATTAAAAAAGATTTGGGTATTAGTATAACAACTGATGACCTGTCACAGCGCATTGCAGCCCTTACAGATGCTAATTTAATAACAGCTAAAGTAGTAGGTGATAGCGTACAAAGTGCGCCTGTAAAGGCTCAAAATCCTCGTACTGTAGAAGTACTTTATGAGTATAAAAAGAGGCCGGAAGTAGCAGGTAAACCGTTGCTTAAAACCAGTAGGGACTTCTGCAAACAACTAATCGATTTTGACAGATTATATACCCGTTCTGAAATTCAGAAAATGAGTGAAATTTTTGGGTATGATGTGTTTCAACACGCCGGGGGATGGTGGTTTAATACTGCAACCCAACTGGCTGAAAATCAGTGCAGACATTATTGGAATAAAGTGAGAGTGATTAGGAAAGGAGAGAGCCAATAATGAGACAGATTACATTTATTTCGGTAGATTATCTTAAAGAAAATAGCATCATACAATCTAATGTTGATGAAAAAATTTTAAACCAGTCAATATTAGAATTTCAGGAGTTGGAAGTTGAACCCCTGATAGGTACACCTGTTTATAAAAGGCTTAATAATGAAATTGTATCGGCTACTACAATATCCGGTTATACTATCCCTGATATTGATACTGAATTGTTGCGGTATATTAAGCCGTTTATGCTTTACGGGGCTTTGCTCAATAGTCTGAACCCGCTGCATTACAAAGTATCAAATAAGGGAGTACAAAAACTTAATGATGATAATGCTTCAACAGCCGATAAAAGCGATATAGATGCTTTAAGAAGCACCTATTTAGCAAAAAAAGATGCTTATAAAAAGCGATTGATTGACTATATAAAAACTGATGAAGACCCCGAAACTGATACCAATTGTGTAACCGATAAAGATTCTACATTAAGTTTCACAGGCATTTATATTTCAGATGATACATTCGATCATGAAGCAGCCTATAAAGCATCAACTTATAAAACCGGCTACTACCGGAGAAGGGTATACTAATGATTTCGATAAATCAATACCTCAAACTTATTGCGGATTTCTTTACCAGTCATAACCAGATCAACACGGTTAGTACAGGCAATGAGTTCAATTTTAATGCTGAATCAAACATCGTTTATCCGGTTGCACACATCGAGTATGTAACTCAAAATATTCAGGATAAGAATGTGGTACATCAGTTTGAAATTACATTAGCTGATTTATTTGACCCGAATGTACCAAACGCTGAAATTGGCATCTGGTCAGATATGAACCTGATTGCGGATGATATGGTAACATATTTTGCTAATCAATACCAGTACGATGTAGATTATGAAATTAACGAAAATGTGAATATTCAGAAGTTTAGCAACGGAAACGTTGATAGGGTAGCGGGTTGTGTATTTGTTGTATCCTTCAACCAGTTCAGGGAGGCCAATAGTTGTATTATCCCAACTGATGATAACATAGATACGGCTTTAACATTATTTGATGTTCAATTTACCCCGGAATTTCAATAACAAGTTTTTTTTTTAGCCTAAAGTAAACAAGCAGTCAAGTTATATATATACATGTATGTAGGCATAATTCCTACTGTAGACATAAAGCTTGCAATATGCAATTCATTTATTTAGCCTGTAAATTTTTAAAGCAATTAGAATTTGACCTCGTTGTTAAAATTGGGAAATGGTCGTTTAAAATGAAGAAGAAGAAGTAAATTTTAGTGTTTATAATGCCCCTGCTGTCTAATATTTATCAACGTGAAAATTGATAAAGAAGGGTTGGAATTTATAAAAGAGCATGAAGGGATTATCCTTCATGCTTACAAAGATGTTGTAGGCGTTTGGACTATCGGTATAGGTTGTACTTATTATCCCAACGGTACAGCAGTAAAAGAAGGTGATACCATCACTCAAGCCCAATGTGATGATCTTTTCTTTAATGTAGTTCAACGTTTTGAAAAAGCCGTTACTGCTGCTATTACCGTACCCATCAATCAGCATCAATTTAATGCCCTTGTTTCTCTGGCTTACAACATAGGTTCAGCGGGATTTGCCAAATCAACTTTGGTTAAACGCATTAACACCGGGGCTTCACCTGATTTAATCCGGGCTGCTTTTGCTATGTGGAATAAAGCCGGGGGCGTAATAAACTCAACCTTAGTAAAACGGCGTAAAGATGAAGCCGATTTATATTTAAAAACCTAAACTTAACAATGATAAAATTTTTTGATGGTCTACTCGCTTTTGGCAATAAGTATCTTTTGTGGTTTTTGGTGTTCATTACACCTGTCCACCCTTTTCTGTACCTGATTTATACTTTACTTGCTTTTGATTTCTTTACTGGAATAGCGAAATGTAAGAAATTGAATGAACCTCTAACAAGCAAACGAATGAGGGATACTACAATCAAATTTGCTTGTTATTCAGTAGCAGTATTAGCTTCATTTTTTATTGAGATTACATTCTTTCCGGGAACATCCTTATATCTAACAAAATTAATCGGGGGCTATATTACCTTAACTGAGTTTAAAAGTTTGTTAGAAAATGTTTCTGTCTTAACCGGGATAGATTTATGGACTATAGTACAGGCTAAAGTGTCTGATTACTTCAACACGAAATTAAAACCAGAAAACAAAAAAGATGATAAAACTAACTAAGATTTTAGAAGCCCTATCCGGGGTAATTACTACGGTATTGGGTGTGCTTAAATCTTAAAAAGTAGCCTTTATACACTTAATTTATTTCTGTACAGGCACAGTTACATCTATCTTGTCATCATCGGGTGTGTTAATATCGAATCTTTTATTTAAACCACCGCCGAAAAGCTGTTGGTATCCATTTACTTGAATCTTAAAACCGTTTCCTTGTAGGTAATTGACAATTTCAACGCCATATTGATTTGCTTCTCCTTCCAACATACATATCGTCACTATTATTAATTTAGATTTATCTAAAGCATTTAATCTGTTAATATCATCTGAATTTAAATGCCGGGGAGAGGGTAACGGGATACCATTTTGATAAATGACTGTATGGGCGGTTACACCACCAGTTTGTCCATTTGATGTAACTACGTCACCATTTATTGTAATGTGATTTTGCTTTTCTTTGTCAAACATATTTTTCTTTTTATTTATTCGTTTCTGTGCGTTGATTACCGAATCTTGTTTAAATTTTACCCTGAGAATAGGTTCTGGTTTTGCCTTTTTTACTACAGATAGGCTGTCAATCGTAGATCTGTTATTCCTATCCAACCAATGAAATTGAAGACCGGCGAATCCTAATAGTGTAGCAATCCCTGTGATTATTGCAAAAACAGCAAACCACTGTTTCTCCCACCATTTCTTAGTTTCCTTTTCTTTCGATGACTGTTCTTGATTGATTACATTCTTAGCGGTTGTACCCCCAGATTGATTTGTACTATTAATAAAATCACCTTTAACGTTAATCTGGATTTTTTTATTTTTTGACATCGATGAAAAAGTTAGTCAAATATAAAAATTTTCGATACCTCTTTTCAATGCTAATAATTTTAGTATAGCTTTGTAATATGGCAAGGATGTTTGATACAATTGAAAAAGAACTGAAAGTAAATGCGGATAAAGCCCGTGAACGGGGGTGTTGGTTCTATAATAAACAATCCGGCCATTGGATGACCCCGGAAGAATTTGAAATTCAGGGTAAAATGGATTTAATTGTTCACGGAGATAATACCAGAACTGTATTGACTTATTATCAGATGTGTGATCCCCGAAATGAAATAAAAATGAGGATAAAGGATATCAATAAAACTTCTTTAAAATTGCAGGAGTTTGCCGAAAAAGTATTTGCCTATTTCAATCAAACGCCAAAAGATTTTGGGCAAACCTATAAATGAATAATTATCTAAATATGATTAGGGTGTATTTAAATCAGGAATTACCCCCGCCTTTTAACACTTTGGTATCAGTAGTTGATGACCGCATCAAGATTACTTTACCTGATACTCATAAAAGCTTTAATGAAGCTTTTGCAGTTGTTCATCCAATGATTATTGAATGTATCGGTCGGATTAGAGAATTGAAATATAACGTTGATTTTACTATTTGGACACCGGGACAGTTAAGAGACTTTACCATTCGAAAAGCTACCTAAATCATCAGTAAGCGTTAAAGGCGTTGCTCAATCATTGCTTGTCTCGCTGCAAAATATTTTTCGTAATAGTCAGTCCTTGCCTGAAAGAAAAATCAGTGTTTCAATGCTTGTTAGTAATTTAAATCAAGTAGATTTGATTAGTTTAAGCCTTATAACAATGAGTAACAAATTACCTAAACCCCCCAAGCAAGAGCAAAGGAAATGCGTGTTTTGCAAAGGCCTTCCATTAACAAGAGAACATATCTTTCCTGATTGGCTTAAATCAGTTTTGAATATCGACTTTTCTTTAAATAAAGTAGCAGATAGAACAAGTATCGATTTTTTGCCGGATAAAGTTATATTCCGACCCGATACAAATAAAAAAAATGGCCCTCTTTTCTCTCATAAACTTCTTATAGTATGTGCTAAATGCAACAATGGATGGATGAGCGTTTTACAACAAGAAACTAAACCCATACTTACATCTTTAATAAAGGACAATAACATAACGTTAACTACTGATGATATTGCGAAGTTGAACCTATGGATTGTGATGACTACTATGGTAGCCGAATTTGATGATGAAGCTAAAAAGAGAATACCATTGGCTCAGCTTAGGGAATTTCAAGACAACAAGCAAGTGCCAAAAAATTGGAAAATTTGGATAGGTAGAAATCCACCAAACAACGATAGACATACTCATATTCATCACGATTTTATTGAATTTGAGTCATTGCAATACGTCAAAAAGTATGCTCAAACCACAATGATTATAATGGGTAATTTAATAATGTTTGTTATGAGCACAAATTCGAATAAATTTTTTGAAAGTTATTCAAATAATTCTCTTCAATACCTAAAACAAATACACCCATCAAGTAGCCCAATTTTTGAAAATAGCAGCTTGAATTGGCATAACTTACCTTCAATTGCAGAAGAAGAAATTTTAAATCTTAGAAATATGTTGAATATTTTAGATATGTAATTAGCGTTATCTGGATAGAATGAAACCAATTGCAATTGCTGATTATTAGTTGTAATTGTGGCTATACTTCTAATGTTAAGAAAAAGAAAAAATAAAGATCTTAATCCGGACATAGTACCGGAAAACAGGATTAAAGAACCCCCGGCAGGTAGTAAAGTAAACGGTGTTGACTAAAAAAGGGATTCTTAGAATCCCCTTTTCATGTTAAAATTTTGAACTGGTTGACGGTTGAATAATTTTCTTATTTAATCGCTGTTCAACATATGCTACTGTAACCGTAGGGTTAGCATGTCTGTTTCGTTCACTAATTTTTTGAAGTGACAAACCATCTTCTAAATCGTACCAATCGGCGCTATGTTTCAGGGCGTAGTACTTTAAATGGTCAGACAAATTATATTTTTTTCTAAAGGCTCTCCAACGTTGCCCAAAAAAGTCTGTATGTGCTTGCGTAGGTCTTGGTTTATTATGCTTGCCAAAAACAAAATAGTCTTTTGGTTGATTTGCTACCAATTCATCCAATAACATAAAAAGTTCGTCGTTCAATTGCCATTTAGCATCTTGCTCATTCTTAGTTCTGGTATGATCTAACGACAATATTCTTTTTTCAAAATCGATATCTTTAACAAGTATCCGGGTCATTTCAATTGGACGTATGTTTAAGTAATATAAAATCTTTGAACCGATATATAACTCTTTAAAACTTTCATCAGCAGCCAACAATTTAACCACCTGTTTTAATTCATCCTCTTTATAAATTACAAATCGGGAATCATCATTTTTAGTGTTTTTCTTTTCTGAACCTGTAACCGGATTTTCTTTGCAGATTTTCTTTACCACCAAAAATTTAAACATCGTGCTTAAATCGGTACGATATACATTATAAGTTACTTTACCCCAACCACGCTCTTGCGCTGTAGTTTGCAAAAAGTTATCAATATCCAAATACGTAAAGGTGTTGGCTTTGCGGTATAAAAAGTTTTTAGCTGTTAACCATTTTCTTAGATAGTTTATCAGGAAGGTGTTATTTTTCAAAGCTGTATCACCTATTCTTTTTAACGTATTATCTTCAACCCGTGTTTTTAACCAATACGTCATGCACTCAACAATTGGAGATAGTGGTGTAATAGGCAGATCATTGAAAGTACCGCTTACCGGATTCCATCCCTTACTTAAAAGATCAATCAGATCATCAGCTAAAGCTTTGCCTTGTTTTTTTAAAGTTTTAACATCGCCTTGCCGATCAAGCCCAACCGATTTAGTTATTTTTTTATTTTTGTTAGTTTCCGGGTTGAGAAAGTTAAAATAAACAAACGGCTTATTATCTTTATCCCGTATGACTGGAATGTATAAATTAAACTCAATTCCCTCGAAAGTGGCAAGTAAAATTGTCTGGCTTTTTTTCTCTTTCAT